CGTACATAAAAACACATCCTTTCTATTGTTTGTGACGGAAGGATGTGATAATATCAATCTCTGGAGGATGTCCCATCCACATCTTCCGCCGGAGCGTTAGCGGGGACCAGCCGCAAGCGCTCTTTTATTATCTCCATTATATACAATGCAGGGGAAAAAGAAAAGCGAACATGCAGGTGTACCTGCATTTTTCTTTTTGGTTTTTATACAATGAAATGGGGAGAGTGGTGCATATGGGATGGATCATCGGGACAGTGATCGTACTGATCATTATCGGGATTGAAGCCGTATTCATACTGCCGGATAAAATGCCGTGGAACAGGAGGAAAAAGAAATGATCAGGGCCGAGGATCTGGTTGAAAAGTGCCGGTATGCGCTGGAAAACAAATGGGGCTATATCTGGGGCGCGTCGGGAGAACAATGGACGCAGGCAAAACAGAACCAGAAAGTTAACTACATGGTCAACAAGTACGGGACTGGCTGGAAAAACAATTCTGAAGCGAAGGATGACAAGTATTACAGCAGCGCGCTGTACGGAGACAAGTGGATCGGGAAAAATGTGGTGGACTGCAGCGGACTGCTGTGCTGGGCGTTTAAGCAGCTGGGCGGAAGCATTTATCATGGATCCAATTCGATCTGGGACAGGTACTGCGCGCGGAAAGGGAAGCTGTCAGGAGGAAAGGCGACGGACGGGCACACGCTGATTCCGGGGACAGCGGTATTCACCGGGACGGATGAGAAGAAACCGCACGTCGGCGTATATGCCGGCAGCGGGAAAGTGATCGAAGCCGCGGGGACAAAGAGCGGCGTGATCACCAGCGACGTCGGCGGGAAATGGCAGTACTGGGGAGAGCTGAAGGATGTGGAATACGAAGAAGGAGGCGCGGAGGATCCGGGACAGGCAGATCTGCCGATACTCAGGAGAGGAAGCAAAGGGGAATACGTGACGCTGGTGCAGACGGCGCTGGTGCAGCGGGGATACGATATCGGGTCATACGGCGTGGACGGCAATTTCGGGAAGATGACGGAAGCGGCGGTACGCCAGTTCCAGCAGGACTGGGGACTGAAGGTGGACGGAATCGTAGGCCCGCGGACATATGAGATTCTGCTGTCAACACCGGCGACGATCAAGAAATATACAGTAACGATCTGCGGCCTTGATCTGGCACAGGCAAAGGCACTTACGGCACAATATCCGGAAAACTCAGAAATGAAAGAAGGGAGTGAAGCCGTATGAGCGCATATCAGATCTTAAGCCTGGCAGGCGTACCGACACTCGTCGGAATCATCATCGCGCTGGTGATCAAGCGTCCGCTGGAGCGGCGGGTGCAGACCGCCGAGGAGAACCAGGCGACACAGCAGATACAGACCAGAGCCGTGATGCTGGGCGTGCAGGCGCTGCTGCGGGACAGGCTGCTGCAGGGATACCGGCACTACATCGCGCAGGGTTGGGCCCCGTATGAAGAGCGGCAGAATCTGGAGAATATGTATATGCAGTACGAAGCGCTGGGGCCGAACAGCGTGATGGACCATCTTCACGGACAGTTTATAGCGTTACCGGAACAACCGACAAATCATAACGGAGGGAATGTAGCATGAATTGGAATTGGAAAGAGTGGGCAATCGCAGCACTGATCAGAGCCGTCAAAACTTTTTTTCAGACATTCGCAGGATTTATTGCCGTGGGTGCAGCCATAAGCGACATTGAATGGGTAAAGGCCCTCAGCGTCAGCGGAGTAGCGTTTATCTTTTCAATCGTTACAAGTTTGGGAGGCTTGCCTGAAGTGAAGCAAAAACCTCCTGAGGAGGAAGAGGAAGGGAACGGATGAGGGAATATTTCTGACGCCCGTTTGACGCCCGTTTGTACGTTTTTCAGGTCATTTTTGTGCTTTTTATGGTGTTTTTGAGCGTATGGAAAAGACATAAGAAAAACCCGGAAGTCCTTTATTTCATGGGCTTCCGGGTTCGTATGCCCGGCAGGATTCGAACCTGTGACCTTCAGAGTCGGAGACAATTTGCGAAAAACCTTGGAACGGTTATGTTACACAGCCTGCAAGGTTTTGGAAGTGTTCTTCTGACGCCCGTTTGACGCCCGCTTTGGGTTCAGCATGCCGTTTACATTGGAGATCGCGGTGCGGATCCGGTAGTCGGTGACGTGGTCGTAGATCTTCAGGATCATCTTCTCGTCGGCGTGGCCCATCCATTGAATGGCGAGCTTCATATCGACACCGGCATCGCGCAGCATGACACAGAAGGAGTGGCGAAGATCGTGGGGACGGACGGTCCAGGTTTTCCAGTCCATGAAGCGGAGCGCATCCGCTTCTTCTTTTTTGCCTTTGCGGAGGAGCAGCTGGATCTGATCATAACGGCGAGGATCGCGGTCACGGTAGGAAGAGTCCAGGAAATACCAGCGCTTCTGATTGCAATGGTTCAGCATGAGCTCGATCTGGTTCTTCCAGTCTTTCCAGGCATTGGTGAAAGCAGTTTCGGAACAGATCCTGCCTTTATTGTTCTTGAGGATATATCCGTCCAGATCCTGAAGGAAGGGGACAAGCGAATCGAAGACCGGGACGGTGCGCGTGCCGGCGTCCGTTTTCGGATCCGAGAGAATGGGAAGATTGGAATCGAAACGGACGGCCTGCGTAACGCAGACGGACTTCGGGATCCGTTCGCCGGTTTTCCTGTTCTTCTCATAGATGATATCCTTATTGGTAAAGGCCAGCATCTCCCCGCGGCGGAGGCCTGCGTACAGCATGAGCATCGCGCCGGCCTGCATACGGTGGGGGAAGGTTTCGATAATCTTTCTCTCCCACGGCTCGATCGGGCGGTGAGTGCCGGCAGTCCCTTTATGAGGCTTCGCTGTATCCTTGGAAACCGGATTGGAACGGCAGTATCCGTTCTCGATCGCGGAAGAGAACATGGCCTTATACAGCATACAGGCCCGGCGGATAGTGGAATCGGAATAGCCGAGGTAATGCTTCCAGACTTTCTGGATATCCAGGGGAAGGACAGCGTTCATATACTTGTCGCCGCAGACATCGGTCAGGGCTTCCAGCTGCTTCGCGTAATCGTTATAGCATTTATCGGAGACGGCGGCCTTGGCAACCGGCAGCCATTGCTCAGCGTATTCGGAGACGGTAATGTTCCGGATCCGGTCGATACCGTGCTCGCACTGATACTTATATTCATCACGCAGGCGCTTTGCTTCCTCATCGGTATCGGCATAGAAATACTTTCCTTTGTACTTGCGCTGGTAACGGCCGTCAGCGCGGGGCGCTTTTTCAGATTTACGGGGCATCAGGGATCCTCCTTTTCAGATAAGCATGGACACGGGCGAAGAACTCATGCTGATGATCTTCACCGAAATCGGCAAAGACAGGGCAATCCTCATCACAGGAAGAAGAGGAACAGGAAAGGCACTCACGGATAATTGTGCAGAAGCGGTCCGATTCTTCTCCGGGATAAGCGGGAAGCAGATCGAGAAGATAATCAGCCAGGACAAGATCGCAGGGATCCGAGCAGTCCGGCGCGCAGACGATCAGCGGACAGCCGGCGCAGGAGCTTTTAGCGCAGCAGGCCAGCGCGGCCAGGGTATCATTCTTTTCCTGTTCTGTCATGTTTAGGACTCCTTTTAATTCTATTGGTTTTTAATAAATCTATACCTTCTATTATTTCATTTATACCACCAAATACAAGAATTGGGAAAAAGAATACAACAGGGAAAATGCCAACGAGTAATATCACCCATGAGAAAGAATTAAAGAGACTTATAATAAAGTAAACGGTTAAAATAAGACCAAAGGAAGCAAGGAAAATACCGATGACAATTTTGCTTATCGGACCTTCATCATGATTATTCCAATGAATCATACCCATAAATAATTACCTTACACTATATTCGTATTAGAAACAGCCTTAGATTTTTCCCCGAACGTGATCTTAGCGATCTGAGCCTGCTGGAGAAGATATTTTTTACCGGGTTCCGGAAGAGAGCGGAAAGTGTTTATGATGAAAGATTCATTTTCTTCAAGATTAGATTTCCAACCAAGAAGATAAGCAGCGTCTACATGAAGTTCATAACAAATGGCCTGAAAGCGATCAATGGGGATCTTTTCAGTATCGCCGTTCAGATAACGGAACAATGCAGATTTAGGAAGATCTGTGCGCTTGGCAAGTTCATCATAAGTGAGTCCGGAGAGCTCAAAAGCATCAAGGAGATTTTTTTGTATGTTATTCATAAATATCACCCAAAGGGAATTATAATGAAGAAATACCAATAATGCAACAACAAATATAAAAATATAATGATTTGTTCCAAAAATGGATTGACAGACAATTTAGCCTGGTAGTATACTTGTTCCATAAATGGAACAGGAGGTGAATAAAATGATAAACGTAAACAAGTTTGAAGGTGCGATCAGAGCAGCCGGTTTCACGCAGAGAACACTTGCAAAAGCTATGGGCATATCTGAAAACACGTTCGGAACGAAGAAGAAAAAGGGAACATTTACACTCGCACAGGTTCAGCAGATCTGTGATCTTTGCAAGATAAGCAGTGCTGATGATAAGTGCGATATTTTTTTGCCTATCAAATTCCAATAATGGAACGAAAGGAGCCTGACATGGAGAAGGAAATCAGGACGAAGCTGGTCTGCAATCTGAACCTGGACGACTTCTTTGTGTATCCGCACAACGACGGGACGTGGCGGAGGACAACGGAGACCAGGACGATCCGGGGGAAGACGTACTACGTGTGCAAACAGCTGGAGGAGTACCGGAAGCAGCTGCTGATCCTGGGCAGCGAGCGGGTGGAACTGAGGGAGAAAGGAGGAGCAGCATGAAGGAGCGATATCTGGGCCCGAAGGAAGTGGCGGAGCAGCTGGGCATCGCGGTCAGTACGGCGCGGGCGCGGATGCAGGAAATGCCGGGCTGCGTGAACGTGGGCGGAAAGAGCAGCCAGGTGCTGCGCGTGCCGGAGAGCGGGCTGGAGGCGTGGATCAGCAACCGGACGGTGATGATGCCGCGGAGCAGCTGCAGGCTGGCCAGGCGGAAGAACGGGAAACTGATCGCCGTATAACGGAGAAGGAGGCGGGCAGTGAGCAGGAAATCATGCGGGAACACAGAGGGAGAGAATGTACTGTGCCCGCTGTTCAAGGCGTTTACGCCAAACACGATCCGATGCGAGAGCCATGTGCCGGACAGCAACGCAGTGGAGCTGCGGTACAGGGACACAAAGAAATGCGACAAACAGCGGAAGCTGTACTGCGAGGAGAACTGGAAGAGATGCGAGCATTATCTGAGCTGGAAACATATGAGATGGGAAGACTGAAAAACCGCTGACGGAGGCGACCGTCAGCGGCGGGTTTCCCCTTTACAGACGAAAGGAGATCTAAAATGCGTAAACATTATAGCATGATAACCAAGAAAAGAATAGCCCTTTTGATGGGGCTGGTCATTATGGGCCTGATTGTCGGGTACGCGCTGGGATGGTGGATCTGTTCAGCAGTGGCGGACGACACGGCAACGTGCTGGATTATCTGCAAGCCGGGGGCGCAGGTGATGATCCGGCAAAAGGCGAGCAAGGACAGCAAAAGCCTGGGATGGCTGGAAGCCGGGGACTCATTCCGGACGGACGGAAAGACCAGGAACGGATTCGTACACGCGCTGGGAGTCGGGGACGCCGGCGAGGGATGGATATACAGCGGATTCGTGGCGACGGAGGAACCGGCGGAGGTTTGCGAGACATACTGCTGCGTGGCAAAGACAAGGGTTGCGTGCCGACGGTGGTGCGGAGGCCCGCAGATCGAAGGGCGTGCCGGCTGGCTGTACAACGGGACGGACGTGCAGGTGTTCTACATCGCGGACGGCTGGGCCGTGACGAGCCGGGGGTATATCCGCAGCGAGTGGCTGGAGGTGGATCCGCAATGAATAATCCGTTCAAGGATACCAGTTATGAGAGCGTATACCGGCGGGGGTACGAGGAAGGATACATGGCCGGGGTGGCCGACGTGATCAGAGTGATGAGGAGGCTGCAGGATGAAGGAAATCACAAAGCGGAGCGTGCTGCTGGAGTGCCTGGAACACGAGCGGGAATTATGGAAATTATGCAGCAGGAACTACAACAGGCTGGAACCGATGAAAGGAATGGAAGAAAGATTCGAAGAGCAGGCGGAAAAGTGCAGGATCCTGCAGGAGATGATCCAGGCGATGGAAAGCGAGCCGGTAAGGCGGGCGATCGCGGCATGGCAGGAAAAGATCATGGTGGAACCGGACGCGATACAGATCGCGATGAAGGAACTGGAACCGGCAGGTGCAAAGCATGAGTGAATCCATATGGACACAAAGGCGTTGCAGGTACTGCGGGAAGGACGTGGTGATCATGCATCCGAACCTGTGGGCATACAAGAAAGGCAACCCGATGCACTGGGAATACTACTGCAGCTGGAAATGCCTGAGGGCCGCGGAGGAGCGGAATAAGGACAAAAAGGGAGTGAAAAAGATGGAATACAAATACCAGCGGCGCGACCGGCGGGAAGTGCTGACCGGGCTGATCAAGGCATACCAGGAGGAGCATTATTCTCCGGTTGACTATATGAAGGAAGAGGGATACAAGCGCCCGCCGGAGGAGTGGCAGAACCTGCGGCGGTGGGCGCGGAAGAATGCGCCGGAAATGTATCAGAAGCTGGTGGAGCTGAAGCTGGCACCGAAGGTGGGAGTGTACGCGGAGGACAGAAAGACCGCGGAGGAACCGAAACAACAGGCGGACGACGATGATCAGGGCCCCCAGGTGACGCTGGTGTATGACGAGAGCATCGCGGAGGAATACCGGCGGGAACAGGCGGAGAAGAAAGCGGCAGAAGCGGAGAAGGAGAAAAAGGCCGTCTGGGACGGGGTAAAGTTCGGGGTATGCGAAGTGTCGGCGATCAGGCATCCGGAGCTGGGGGAGTTCCATTACGACAAGAAGAACGGGCATATCGAATGGCGGACGAACGAAGGGGAAGACCTTTGTACCTTCCGGCAGGACTGGGTGAAGCTGGCGAAGCTGCTGCCGAAGATCCTGAAGATCCTGGGGGCCGGCGCGGAATGAAGGACGATATAAGGCGGGCCACAGGGGTGATCATACGCAGGGGCAGGGAGTATCTGGTCGGGACGATCCTGTATTCGACGGACCTGCGGTGGAGCATTTATCCGGGGGACGCGTGGATCACCAGGAACAGGGAGAAGGCGCAGCGGGTTGCGGACAGGGTCGGCGGGGAGCTGATGCTGTACAACCCGATCGTGCGGCAGATGAGGGAGATAGAGAAAGTTCGTTAAATAGGAGGACGAAGCATGATGAAATTTGAAGGATGCATCAAAGAAGCGAATTATGTCAACGATATCGGAGAAATGAAGAAGATAGTCGTTTACCCTATGAAAGACGACAAGTATCCGTTTTCTTTATGGAGTATGCGAACTGGTGATTTTTGTGGTAGCGGCGAGATAACAAAAGAAGAAGTAAACGATTTCTTTCAACATTATGGAATTGCTGAGAGCATCTAACTTCACAAAATAGGAGTATTGCAACGCAAAAACAACGTTTGAATTGCGTTGGAAATGCGTTGGAAGGGAGGATTGCGAAATGGAAGTAAAGTGTTACCTGAAAAAATGTGCTTCATGCAGGGATGGATTTTGCTCACTTAGCGAAATCGAATTGGATGAAAACGGATGCGAAAATTATATAAGATATACGGATATAGCACCAGAATATAGAGATGTATTTTATAAGCATTTTAAGAGCAGATATGATGACCATCCATGCAAAAAAGAATGTCATGGCAAAAAGATAGAACGGTTTGGACTGACATTCTACACTGAAGATGATGACAGATTTGAACAAGAAGAAGTAGGACTAACTGAAGAAATCAGTGGTTATTTCGTGGGAACATTGGACAAACTAACAGAAGAAAAATGTGAACAAATAAAAAAGAAACTGAAGGATATAACACCGGTCAAAGATGTTCCAGATGCAGAATTTCCAAGAGATTACTAATTCGTAAAAGGAGCGTAAGATGATTCAGATTGATATGCCGATGCCAAAGAATTGCATTTAAAGCATGGAATACACGGCATGAAGGTCGGTGAACGTGAAATGATGAAACTGTTTTGTGATCGTTGTGGGAATTGTTATCATTCATTGATACGTAATGAGGACATATTTTGTCGGCATTGTGGCAAACCTATTGATTGGACGAAAAAGGCGGTAAAATGGAATGAGTAAGAAATCGTACAAGCGACATCAGAACAGACTATACAGGGAAATCAAGAGAAGGATAATTGCGGAAGACAGACTGCTTAAACCTGTTCGATTTACAAAATGCGAGCGGAAGATTGAGACAATAAAGATCAGAAACACACTTCCTGACTATATCGAACAGACAAAAGAGTATATTGAATTTGCAAGATCAGACATGACGAAGCAAATTGCGAAAAAATTAGTCGAGGATGGTTATGTAAAGTTCAATTATTCTGGCGATTATCATCGCATTGCTGATGATGAAGAAGTCATGAATATTTCAGAAATAGAAGCAATACTTAATGTTGTAAAACCTTTTGAATAAGATAACGAAAATAACTTCGAAAAAGGAGCGTATCGGTGAAAAAGAAACTTAAGACATGGAATAAAAGGAAGGAAAAGAAAGCACGCTTTAAAAGGAAACTGGCAAGATTAAGGAAGAGAGGGACACTGATATACGGCGGGTTCATAGAGCTGGATGGTTCATTGCTGGATATAGGATTTATTCCAACTCCTATCTATCCGGACACAGACGATCAGCCGTGCCCGCCGCCACCGAAACCATGATCAACCGGATTAAGGCCAGACAGGGATCTGCCATCCGGGTTTATATGCGAAGCGGGGACGGGCAGCGTTTCCGGAAGTCCGAAATATTGAGGAGGTGAATGTGCTCCCGCGGACGGAAAGGATGTGCCGCGCTGCCGGCCGGTTCAACTCCGGCCCCTCGCACCAGAGGGAAAACCTCAAAATTCAGCCAGCCGGAGCTGAGATCCGGGAAATGAGAACGGTATGGACAACTGGCAGCCGGAAAGACGGCAGGGGCCAGGCGGCGGACAGCGCCGCGAACCGCGGGACGGGCTCCGCATTATGAGGCTTGTAATGAGTATTAAAAGATTGCACATTTTTCCTATTAGAAGGGCAGCTGACAGGGGAAGATCCGGAAGCCTGATCATCCTCATCAGAAAAACGGCATTGATGGCAGCGGAAGGGGTCCGGGGAGAGCGCAGCGGTTTCCCCGGGGGATAGAAGCAGAAAGGAGGCGCCGGGGGATGGCATGGGAATTCGAAGGGCTGTTTGACGCAATACCGGATACCGGCGCGGAGGATCTGCTGAGCGCGTACTGGCGGACGGAAGCGACGGCGACGCGGATCGGCGCGATGGGATACCGGACGCGGACGATCAAGGCGGGGACCAGGCTGGAAGCGGAAGTGTATCCGATCTTCGGACGGAGCATGGAGCAGACGGCCAGGCGGGAGAAGCAGAACATGACGCCGGAGCGGCAGAGCCAGCTGAACACAAGGCGGGCGAAGCGGCGGCTGATCCTGCTGATGGAAACGAACTTCCGGGCGGAAGAGGATATCCACGTGACGCTGACCTATGCCGGGGCGGAACCGGAGGAGAAGCGCTGCCGGAAGGACGTGCGAAACTTCCTGAACCGGGTGAAGCGGCTGCGGGAGAAGCGGGCACTATCCGAACTGAAGTACATATACAGCATCGGGCATGACAGGGATCAGCGGATCCATGTCCATTGCGTGATGAACGGCGGGGTGGGTCGGGACGAGCTGGAGAAGATCTGGCGGAAAGGATACGCGAACACGATACGGCTGCAGCAGCAGGGGAAGGGACTGCAGGGCATGGCGAACTACCTGTACAGGCAGAACGAAAAGGCGAAGGATGCCGGCGAGCGGCAGGGCTGCCACATGTGGAGCGGGAGCAGGAACCTGAAGAAACCGAAGGAACACGTAAGCGACACGAAGATGAGCAACAGAAAAGTGAAGATGATCGCGCAGAACTTCCGGGCCATGGCCGGGGAGATCCTGGCGCGCGTCTATCCGGACTACCGGCTGGAGGACGGGCGGGTGTTCTACAGCGACGTGGTGGACGGGGTATACATACGCTGCGTAATGCGGAAGGAGGAAGGACATGACCAAGGAGCAAAAACTGAAAAGAGACGAAAAAGCGCTTAAGCTGTATGAGAAGCAGCTGCGGAACCGGCGGAAGGAGTACGCGCAGATCGCGGACGCCTACAGCCGGACGGGGCAGCGGATGCGGGCGGAGGCGCTGGGCGAGTGCGCGCTGAAGCTGATCGAGAACCTGCGGAAGCTGAAGGGCGAGAAGAACCTGCTGGACGGGACGCTGTTCTGGACGATCGGCGAGGAGCGGGTAAAGGACATGGACGGCGTGAAGGGATTCCACTACACGGTCACGTTCCACGTGAAGAGTGACGAGGACGCATTCACGGAGGAGGAGATCCGGAAGGAGATCGAGGAAACCAGGGCAAAGATGGTGGCGGAGACGGAGGAAATGTACGCGGAGGAACCGCCGTTTGACGAGGACGAAAAGTAAATACGGAGGAACCGGAGGGGGCCGCGGAGCGCGGTCCCCTTTGCTGTACCTGCAAAAAAACGGCGAAATCTGAAACAATAAGGACAGGGATCGCCCACCAGGAAAACGGATCCATAAGGGCAGGAGGGATATATATGGCAGCACCGTGGTCAAAGATACGGGCGGAGTGGCTGAAGGGCGGCATCACGCAGCAGCAGCTGGCGGAGAAGTACGGGCTGAGCGTGAAGACGATACAGAACCGCGCCTATAATGAAGGGTGGAAAAAAGAGAAGAGAAAAATACGGGAGAAAACAGAGGAGGAGACACGCGACCGCATTGTGCGCGCGCGTGTAAACCACCTGGAGAAGCTGATCGAGGCGAACGAGAAGCTGCTGGACGGGCTGAAGGAGCTGGCGCAGGCGATCAGCGAGAAGCCGGTGGTGCTGCTGACGGACGCGAACGGCACGCTGCGGAACGCTGAGAGCTTCGCCAAGGCGATCCAGACGGCGACGATGACGCAGCGGGACCTGTACAACCTGAAGACCATCGACCAGAAGTTCGCGCAGAAGAAGTGGCGGGAGCAGCTGGCGCTGGAGAAGGAAAAGGCGGCGAAGGGAACCGAGGGCGACGGGGAGGAAATGATCATGATTCACCAGCCGGAGGACGTGGAGACAGATGGGTGAGGGAAGAGTGATTGACCTGTATCCGAACGCGAAGCAGTACCGGTTCCTGCAGAGCAAGGTGAGGCACATCGCATTCGGCGGGGCCCGCGGCGGCGGGAAAAGCTGGGTGGTGCGGGTGAAAGCGTTCCTGCTGGCCAACCGGTACGGGCGGCCGGACAAATACAGCGAGGGCATCAAGATCTGCATTATCCGGCGGACGCTGAAGGATCTGGAAAAGAACCACCTGAAAGCGCT